ATGGAAATGATGTTACAGACACAAAATCTATGTAAATATTTTAGAAAACAGAAAGCGGTAAATAATGTTTCACTTAATATCGAAAAGGGACAGATTTATGGACTGCTTGGACCGAATGTTCCGAGATACATACTGAAAGCATGATCCACTACTTAGAGGATTATATGTACTGTACTAGAAAGCTGGGGCTTTATGTGCAGTTAGTAGCATAAATTATATAGGGGTTATCTAAATATATTTACCTCCTGTGATTAAGTTATATAAAGACTAAATCACAGGAGGTTTATTTTTATGATAACAGTAGAAAAACTGGAAAAAGGTACTTATTTTGATGATGCTTTTAAAATCTCATTTAGATACGATCCCACTACTGTAGCTAAGGTAAAAGAGCTGGCAGAGCGGAGATATTTACCAGAGGATAGAGCGTGGGAGATCCCAGTACATGAGCTACCAGCTCTCATAGAGAAAGTAGGGCTTAGCAATATCAAAAGTGAGGAGGCTGTAATACAAGCTCTCAATACTAAGGAGATCGAGGATAAAAGGGAGGCTACACAGGAGAGGCTAAAGGGTATTAAGCCTGTAAGAGATTTTGATTTTAAGACAGCTCCCCTCCCTCATCAGATCGAGGCTTTTAATTATGGAATGGAGAAAAACTCTTTACTTATCGGAGATGAGCAGGGCTTAGGCAAAACAAAGGAGAGTATTGATATTTGTGTAGCTAGAAAGAAAGAGCTCATTAAAACCCTTATTGTGTGTGGGGTAAATTCTGTAAAATATAACTGGGAGAAAGAGATCCAGATCCACTCTAACGAGGGCTGTGTAATGGTAGACGGTAAGACAATGGATGTTAGAGTACAACAGCTAAATGACTGGTACAGAGGCTCCTCTTATTTTGGGGTTATCAATATTGAGAGCCTCAGAAATGAGAAAATACAGGATGCTCTCTATCTGGGGATTAAGGATGGATATATAGGGGCTATTATTGTGGATGAGATCCACAAGGCTAAAAACGGAGGCTCTCAACAGGGAAAAGCTCTTAGATTTTTGAAAGCTCCAGTTAAGATAGGATTATCTGGTACTCCAATGAATAAAGCGGAGGATCTGTGGAATATCCTTACATGGCTGGGAGTAGAGAGGAGATCCTTTTATAGTTTTAGAAATGCCTATTGTACTATGGGAGGTTTCGGAGGCTATAAAGTAATCGGATATAAAAACTTAGATAGCCTCAATGCTGAGTTAAATACTGTAATGCTTAGAAGAAAGAAAGAGGAGGTACTAGATCTCCCTCCTAAGCTATACAGTACTGAGTATGTAGAACTTACCACAGCTCAGAAAAAACAGTACAGGGATATTAAAAATGGCATTGTAGCGGATATGGAGAATATCTTAGCCTCTGTTAATCCTCTTAACTGTACTCTCCGCCTCAGACAGCTTACCAGCGGTAATCCTAACTTAACAGATGATAGCCCTAAGCTGGATCGTATTAAGGAGATGCTGGAGGAGGAGATTATCCCTAACGGTCACAAGGCTATCATATTTTCTCAGTGGAGCACGATAGCTAAGGATCTGGGGATAGAGCTTAGTGAATATGATCCGATTGTAATTACAGGAGAGGTACCTCCAGAGCAGAGGCAGAGGTTAGTAGACAATTTTCAGACTAACCCACACTGTAAAGTAGCTATAGGAACTATCGGAGCTATGGGTACTGGATTAACTCTAAATAAAGCCTCTTATGTATTCTTTATGGATAAAGCATGGAATAGCGGAGATAATGCACAGGCTGAGGATAGAGCCCACAGAATAGGTACCGTAGGGGCTGTAAATGTAATCTCTATGGTGGCTAAGGGTACCATAGATGAGGCGGTAGAGGATTACCTGTTAGAAAATAAAGATCTCATTGATCGAGTAGTAGACGGTAAAGGATCTAAGCAAGATATTAAAACCATCCTTAACAAATTACTTAGCATTTAATATACAGGTGTGGTATAATAACTCAAAATGGAGGTACATAATGAGAGCGATAACAATAGATGCAGATACAGGAAAAAGAGTATACACAAGGAAAGAGGTAGCGGATCTGGTAGGAGCCTCTACTCAATCTATCCGCCTCTGGGAAGATGCTGGAGCTATTCCAGCAAGTGTAAGAGATGAGGGAGGCTATAGATACTGGTATGAGGAGGATCTGGAGGCTATAAAGGCTTATGCCTCATTACCGAGAAAAGCAAAACTTAAAAAGTAACCCTAAGTGTGAGGAGAGTGTAAAAGCTCTCCTCTTTTTTTTTTGTCCTTAATTTTGAGGGCTATCTAAAAAATTACCGTTTGTGTGATTAGGTTAAGTATCAAAAGAAAAGGAGGTAAGCAGGATGCTTAAAATCAGTTTTACAAATGCTGAGGTATCGGATCACGGATACGGTTTAGAGGTAAATGGTAAATCCTTAGAGGATATTATTTCTACCGCCTTAGGAACTAAACTTAAGGGTAATGGTGGTTATGGATCTGGATTACCTAGCTTTAGCTCTAATAGCTGTGATGTAACGGTTACTATCAATCCACACGATAAAGAGTGTGAGATTGAAACAGGGGATAACGTGTGGCACAGCGTAGAGGAAATGGAGGCAGAAAAGAGTGAGCAGTTTCAAGAGGAAAATGCAGAGGCAGATACAGAAAAATAATGGTACCCTCCTCCACAAAAAGGTAGTAGCTAGAAAGATGGGCTGTAAATCCGTGGAGGAGTATAACCGTAGAATGGCACGCAGAGAAAAGAATTTAAAAGAGATGGAGGATAACAAAGATGGCAAATGATTTTACAGCAAGGGTAGCAGGTATCAGCGTAGAGCTGGGTATGAGTGTACAGAATAAGAGTGGTATCTGGTGTAAGCCTACAGTAAAGATGGATATTAAGATTGATGGAGGTACGAACCCTCAGCAGAGAGAGGCTATTGTTAAACAGGCTTTTGATGAGGTTTGTGATAACATTGAGAAAACCATCTCAGAGATGGAGTAATACTTACAGGGGGGGGAGAGTATCTCTCCTCTCTCCTTAACTGGAGGTAATTATGACAAAACAGGTAAAAGTAAGAGAAGATAATTACTTTGCTGTACAGGGCTGGATGGTAACAGAGCTAAAACTAAAGGGTAACGCACTTATGCTCTATGCGATCATCTACGGATTTTCTCAGACTACTAACACAGCTTTTACAGGGAGTGTAGATTACCTCTGTGAGTGGCTGGGTGGTGTATCAAGACCTACGGTAATTAACACTTTAGATAACCTAGTTAAGCAGGGGCTCCTCACTAAGAGTAGTACAACTAAAGGAGCTCTCATTTACAACAGCTATACATCTTTAAGACCGAGTAAAAAAATTTTATCCGATGAAGATCCAACGAGTAAAAAAACTTTACCCGATACGAGTAAAAATTTTTTACTCAATAAAGATAGTAAAGATAATATAGAAAAATCCATCTCTAAAGAGATGGAGGGCAAAGCCCCTAAAAAGAGATCTTATAGTACTATCTTAGAGGATCCTGTTAATAAGTTTGTGAAAGAGGCTCTTAGTAAATTTATACAGTACTGTAGGGGTAAAAACTATACGCCTAAGGTAACTACTGTAGAAAAGTTTGCTAGTACTCTTAGAGATAATGCTGGAGAGGATCCTGTAGTGGCTCTGGCTATTGTGGATCAAAGTATAGATAAGGGATGGAAAGATCTCTATCCACTTAAGAACTATGGTAGACAGGGAAAGCCTACAGCGGTTAGTAAAAAGTTTAGCGGTAATACCCTTAAAGATGCTGAGGGTAAAGATATTGTGTTTAAGTAATCTGGAGGAGGGTGTAAAAGCTCTCCTCTAAATTTTTACCTCTTTTGTGATTAGGATTACTCAAAAGGAGGTAAAAGCGGATGAAATGCTATGCAAGTGATTATTGCCAGAAAGATAAAAGTTCCTGTAGTGATGTATGCGGAGGCTACAGAGTACTTAGAGCTTTATACAATTTAAGCAGGATCCCAGAGAGATACCGTTATACTATCGCTCTTAAGCCAGAGAATGGAGAGGATCTGGAGGCGTTTACAAAGCTGGATAATTATAAAAATGATGTGCTCAGTATGGTAGATGAGGGCAGAGGTTTATATATCTGGGGAAAGAGTACAGGGAATGGTAAAACTTCATGGGCTTGTAAGATTATGAGTTACTTTTTCAGAAAGATAGCTTTTAATACAGGGCTGGAAAATGAGGGGCTATATATTTTTCTCCCCACTTTCTTAGAAGATCTCAGAGATAACTATGATAACAAAGATCCAGAGTTTGATGAGATACTCAGAATGATAAAAACCTGTAGGCTCCTTATCATAGACGATATAGGAGCAGAGAGGGTAACAGATTGGGTAAGGGAGAGGATGGTAAGTATTATAAATACCAGAGTATCTAATAACCTCACTACGATCTATACCAGTAACCTCTCTCCAGAGGAGCTTAGGGGCGAGTTAGGGGATCGGATAGCCAGTAGAGTATTAGGATCCTCACAGGTAGTAGAAATTACAAGCGGAGATAGGAGGGGATTATAAATGGCTAATATGATTGAGCAGAGCTTACTCTGTAAGGTATTAGATGCTCCAGATCTGGAGATCCTCCACTCTAACGGAGTAGTAGAGGAGATGTTTCTTACCTGTAAGGATGAGATCCATTTTATCATAGAGCATTACAACAGCTATAAGCAGATGCCAGATAAAATAACCTTTTTAGGCAGGTTCAAAGATTTTCAAATGCTGGAGGTTACAGAAAGCACAGATTACTTAGTATACAAGCTCAAAGAGGCTTACACATATACTAAGCTGGTGCCTCTGATTGAGGATACAGCAAAGGTAGTAAAAGAGGATAGTATTAAGGCTATCCAGTACCTCAAAGAGGAGATAGAAAAGCTGGAGAAATCCGTACCAGTGAGCAGGAATAAAGATGGCTATGATATTATCTCTAACGCTGGAGATCGCCTTACAGAGTATAAAAAGCGTTGTGAGGTAAAGGGGCTTATAGGTATTCCTACAGGTATCCCTAAGCTGGATGAGATTACTAATGGCTGGCTCTGGGGAGAGGATCTGGTAGTACTCACAGGGCGTACTAACGTAGGTAAAACATGGATCGGAGAGTACTTTGCTACTATGGCGTGGAACATGGGTTATAAGATCCTTATGTACTCTGGAGAGATGAGTACCGCTATGGTTGGTTTTCGTTTTGATACTCTCAATAAGCACTTTAGCAATATGGGGCTCCTTAATGGATCTGGTACTCTGGGAAAGAAACCAGATACAGACGGAGCAAAGTACTTACAGGAGGATTATGAGAAGTACATAACACAGCTCCAGCAAAAGAGCGGATTTATCGTAGTTACTCCAGATGATTTTGAGGGGCGTAAGCCTAGTGTAGATGAGATTAAGAGTTTAGCTATTAAGCATGGGGCGGATATGATTGTAATAGATCAGCTCTCTCTTATGAGTGATAAGCGTAGGGCGGATATACCTAGAATAGCTTATAACAATATCTCAGAGGATCTCTTTTTGATGAGTAAGGAGCTTAAAAAGCCTGTACTCCTTATGGCACAGGCTAACCGTGAGGCAGTTAAGAACCGTAAAAAAGGGGAGAGCCCAGAGCTCCACGATCTGGCAGAGAGTGACGGTGTAGGACAGAACGCCACAAGAGTATTATCTCTATCCGTGATAGATGGCACTCTTAAGATCAGTGTTAAGAAAAACAGATATGGTATCAATAACAAAGAGGTGCTTATGATCTGGGAAGTAAACACAGGATACCTTAAGCCCCTCCTTAGTGAAAATCCAGAGGAGAGCACAGAGGATAAAAAGGATGATAAATCAGATGGAGAAAAGGATAAAGGAGGAGAGAAAGACTATGGTTTCTAAAGGCGGAGTACCTAAGGGGCGGATCATCCCTGTATATCTTACAGATGAGGGAGATGTGTACCCTATTTATTTACATGAGATGGGAGAGTTAGAGATTATACAGAGGCTTGTAGCAGGTATCTTAGATAATAAAATTGTGGTAGATACTAATACCAGAATTAACTCAGAGAATGATAAAATCTCTATTTTTGATTTAAGTAAGAAAAAATAATAAAAATTTCTCTAAATGTTACCTCTTTTTCTGATTAGGTTAAGTAAATCGGAAAAGGAGGTATTTTTTTTATATGACGATTACAAGTAAGGAAGTAGCGGAGATGCTGGGAAAGAGGCACGATAACCTTTTGAGAGCGATCCGCAAATATATTACACAGTTAGGAGATGAGGCTCCTAAGTATTTCTCAGAGGATCCAGATAAGGGCGGTAGATTGTACCACATTACTAAGGCTGGCTGTGATCTTATGGCAGGGCGTATTATCGGAGCTCAGAGTGAGGCTTTTAAGACTAAGTATGCTCCAGTGTTTGGAGAGGAGGCTCCTGTAGAGGTGGTAGAGGAAAAGCAGGAGGAGCCACAGGAGAAAGCCTACACAGTAGAGGAGGTAGCTCAGATCTTAGGCTGTAGTGAGAGAAATGTTTATAGAAATATCCAGAGCGGAAAGCTGGAGGCGGTAGAGCGTGAGGTAATGATCCCTACTCTTAAGAAGTTTGTAACAGAGGAGGCTCTGGAAAAATATAAAGCAGGGAGGGCTAGTTAATGAACTACTTTGAAATGAAATGGAGGCTCTCCGCTTGCAGAATACAAGCAGGGTACTCACAGGCAGAGGTGGCAGAGATCTTAGGCTGTAGTGATAAGACTATTGTTAGCTGGGAAACAGGTAAGACAGCTCCTAAGATGGAGAAAGCACAGGAGCTTAGTGATCTGTACGGTATCCCTCTGGCTTATATGGATTTTTCAAAGGCTGGAAACTCTACACCTCTTAGAGAGCGTGAGAGTGAGCCACAGATCCCAGCTTTTTAACAGATATTACCAGTAGCTTTAGGAAAATACTGGTAGCAGAATAAAAAGAAAGAGCCAGCCTATATAAGACTGGCTCCCCAGAGGATTACTCCTCTGTGTGTTGGAGTTTGTAGATCCTAAGAGCTACATCCCTCACTAAGAGCTTATCCTCAGTAGATAACTCAGAAAAAATATCTGTGAGCTCTGTAAGTAGCGGATCTGGAGTAGAAGTGTTAGCGGTAAAATCGAAAAACTCACTAACAGGGGCTCCTAAGTATGTAGCTAGGTTTTGGAGCCTATCCATATCTGGTAAGTGTTTACCATTACTCCAAGAGGAGAAAGTAGTAGGCGGTATTCCAATACCATCCGCTACCTCTTTCTTACTTTTTCCAGATAGTGCTAAGTAGTAACTCAGGGCTTTTACAAAGTTATCCGTGAGAGAGGAATTGTTAGCCATTGTATCACCTCCTCTCTTTGAGGGATGATTAAATAATACACCTAAACAGTAGAAAAGTAAAGTAAAACATACAAAAACTACTGTTAAACAGAATTTTATATTGACAAGTGGTAAATACTTAATTATACTACTAAACAGTAGGAGAAAGCTACTAAAGCTCCTCTCCCTATATTTTTTTACCTATCAACTACTGTTAAACAGTAGTTTTAGGAATATATTTTAATTTTTAAAGGAGGTACAAGCTAATGAATTTAGCGGAGTTAAAGGAGGCTTATAAAGCCAGAAAGTTAGCCTTAGACAGTGCAAAGAAAGAGGAGGAGAAATACAAGGCACTCCTTAAGGATGCGATGTTAGAGGCTGGAGAAAGTGATTACACGGATGAGGCTGGATACCGCTTTGAGCGAATTGTGCAGGAGCGTAAGAGCATGGATGAGGAAAAGCTCTTAGCAGAACTCCATGAGAGAAACCTTACTAGCTGTATCGCAACTAAGGAGGTTGTAGATGAGGATGCAACTCTTAAGGCGGTAGAGGCTGGAGAGTTGCCACAGGAAGTATTAGCAGATGCCTTAAAGGTAACAGAGGTAGTAATGCTTAAGCTCACAGCTCCTAAAAAGGAAAAGGCTAAAAAGTGATAACGATCTGGAAAACTCCAATAGTAGCCACAGTAGAGCAGGTACTTAAGGATCTTAAGCTCCAGCTCTACGGAGCAGGGCTACTTAAGGAGATTAAAAACACAGGATCGGATCTTATGTGTACTTGCCCTTTTCACGCAAACGGTAAGGAGCATAACCCATCTTGCGGAGTGCTCCTACAGCAAAAGGTAACAAAGGATAAGACCTATGAGGCTGGTACGGTGCATTGCTACACCTGTGGATACACAGCGGATCTACCTCAGTTTGTAGCGGATTTATTAGGGCTGAGTAGCCCAGTAGAGGGCTTTAAGTGGCTGGTAAATCAGTACAACTACCAGACGGAGGAGAGAGAGCTCCCAGATCTGGATATGTACAGAGGCTCCACAGCTAAATCCTCAGTATTGGAGGAGAGCTTAGTAAAGCAGTACACACAGAACCTCCTACAGAGTGAGGAGGCATGTAGGTACTTACATAAAAGGCGGATAGCTAACTGGGTGTTAGAGGCTTATGAGCTGGGGTTTGATCCAGAGGATAAAACAGTACTTTTCCCTGTAAGGGGCATGAATGGGAAAGTGATCTTTTACAAGGGCAGGAGCATAGCTGGAAAGCATTTTTATAACGCAAAAGAGGTAGATAAAACCTCCGTAGTGTTTGGGCTCTGGGAGATCCTAAACGGATCTTTTAGCTGGGGTACAGCGGATCAGATAGAGGAGGTTTGGATTACAGAGAGTGAGATAGATGCTCTCAGCCTTATCTCTTATGGAGTACCAGCGGTAGCCATCATGGGATCACATATCTCAGAGGATCAGTGTAAAGAGCTGGAGCGTACACCTTTTAGGCGGTTTGTACTTGCCACAGATAACGATGATGCAGGGAGAAAAGGAGCCTCCCAGATCAAGAGGTTACTGATACCTAAAGGTTTTCGGTTTATCAACCTCAAATGGCATACGAGCCTAAAGGACATTAACGATCTTGTCAAAGAGTACGGAGATGGCTGGAAAGACTGTCTCACAGGATATTAAAGGAGGAAAACAGGATGAGTAAAGGATTTATTACAGGAACAAATGAGGAACTTATTAAAGCGTACAAAGAGAGTAGAGATGAGAGCTATCTTAAAGAGCTCATAGAGGCTAACAAGGGGCTTATTAACCTTTTGGTATCCCCTTATTTAACCTCTATCCCTAATTCTGAGTTAGAGGATCTTACAAGTGAGAGTTATATACCGATGCTTAGAGCTATAGAGGATTACGATCCAGAGCAGGGAGTAGCTTTTTCTACTCTCCTTAAGGTTTATGTACGTCAGCACCTTAACCGTTTATACAACGAGGCTACACGCCAGAAAAGATTTACAGGTACCACTCCAGATAGCTTAGATCGGTTATCTGAGATCAATAAAGAGGGTGGTACAGAAACAGATAGCACTTTTGAGGTAGAGTGTAAGGATTTTAGCTCTGTAGAGTTTATGGATCTCTTAGATAGTTTACAGCTCAATGATAAGGAGCAGGTAGCGGTAAATATCCTCATGGCTGGAGGAGCTAAGGGAGAGATTGCTAAGGCTCTCAATATTACTAATGCTACCGTGAGCTGGCATATCAAGAACCTTAAAAAGAAATTTATTTTAGCTGGTTATCAATATGCTGTCTAAATAATCTGGGCGGATGTGATTAAGTTATTTATCACGAAAAGCGAGGAGGTAAGCGGTATGAGTAGTTTAAGAACCCTGTTAGCCATCTTAAAAGGAGAGGCTGTAGTGCTTACTAAAAAGAGTGAGCATAAGGCGGATGTGCTGGTAGGAAAGAATGTGGATAAGCGTTTTGCTATCAACAGCATGGTAGGAGCTGTAAAGGCTTTGATGCTGTAGTTATAGAAAAAAAAATAATCAAGGAAAAACAGGAGGATACAGAAATGGGATTACAGGATCTTATTAACAAGTATGACAATGGAGGATCTTCTAAAACAGGCTGGTTTCAGTTAAAGGATGATGGAGATACAGCTACAGTACGCCTCCTCCATAAGGGAGAGGTAGGAGTAAAGGATGGAGAAACAGATTATGATTTTCCCATCTACGAGGTACACAAATTAGATGTAGACGGTAGCGGTAGAGATCGTACTTGTCTCTGTAAAGGAGAGAGCTGTGAGTTTTGTAAGAGCGGTAATAAGCCTCAGCTTAGAATGTTCTTACAGATGATTAACAAGGATGAGAAAGATAAGGATAAGCAGGTACAGCTCTGGGAGAGAGGCTTAACAGATATTAAGAACCTTATCGGCTTAGCTGGAGAGTATGGAGATCTCACTAAGAGAGATATTAAGATTAAGAGATCTGGAGCAAAGGGTAGCCTTAAGACTACATACCAGTATTTCCCTAAGGATCCTAGTGAGATGGAGATCCCAGAGCCTCAGAACTTAGTAGGCTCACTTATCTTAGATCTGGATCGTGAGGATCAGATTAAGGCTATCGAGGGTAGATTACAGCTTAACAAGGGTAACAATAACGATAGTAACAATGACAGCGGAGCAGGAGCTACAAGAGTATTTTAAGGCAGGGAGGGAGGCTAAAAACCTCCCTCTTTTATTAAACAGGAGGATACAGGATGGAAAGAGAGATACAGGTAGATATGAGTAGAGAGAGCGTGGATCTGGAGGATCTTAGTAGCCGATTAGCTCATAAAAAAGTATGTAATATAAATTTGAAAAGAAACCAGAATACCTTACTTAAAGGGCTGGAGGTAATAAATGAGCTGGTAAAGAGCGGTAGGCTCCATGCTGAGGGAGAGTATGAAATTATCCGTACTCCAGAGAGGCTTAAGGAAGTAATGGAAACCTACTTAACTGGAGTAAGTGAGTATGTACTGGATGTGGAAACTACAGGGCTGGATGTGTATAACGATATTTTAGTAGGTATCTGTTTATATAATCCAGATCTCCCTAGTTTCTATGTACCGTTTAATCATACAGATCTCCAGAATAAGAGAGTTGAGGGGCAAATGACAGAGGAGGAGTGTAAGGCGGTTATGCTCCCTTATCTGGCTAACGGATCCCTTAAGTGCATCAATCATAATATTAAGTTTGATGATAAAGTGGTTACTTTTCAGTGGGGGCAGAGGATAGCTAATGTATGGTGGGATACTAATATAGCTGGCTGGGTACTCAATGAGAATGAGAAACACGGATTAAAACCGATGTATAACAAGTATATCCTCAATGGGGAGGGCTCAGATGAGGATTTTGGAGATCTATTTGAGGGTATCCCATGTAATTATATCCCTATTGATATTTTTGCTATTTATGGAGCTAACGATGGTTTTAAAACATGGGCTCTGTATCAATTCCAGAAAAAGTATCTTAGAGAGGATCATCCGAGAGCAGACTACAGAAAGCTCTATCATGTGTTTAGAGATATTGAGATGCCTCTTATTGATGTTTGTATGGATATGGAGCTTAGAGGTGTAGAGATCCGTGAGGATTATGCTAAGGAGCTCTCTGTAAAATTTAATGCAGAGATGGCGGAGAAAGAAAAGCTCTGTGATGAGTATGTAGCTAAGTTTGATAAGTTTATAGAAGAAAATCCTACTCTTATGAGATTAACTAAGGGTACTAAGAAAATCAATTATAACAGCCCTCAGCAGGTGGCTTGTTTATTCTATGATATTTTCAAACTGAAAAGCGTATCCAGAAAAGAGCCGAGAGGCACAGGAGATAAGATAGTACAACAGCATAGAAACAAGGCTAAAAAGGCAGGTACTAAAAAGGGAGAGGAGTTTATCCAGTTTTTAGATAACTACCAGAGATACAAAGAGTGCGGAAAGCTCTTAGGAACTTACATAGATAAGATCCCAGAGGTTAAGTGTGCTAAGACTAATGCAGTACATACCACATATAACCAGTATGGGGCTAAAACAGGTAGATTTAGTAGCTCCGATACAGTTACTAAGATCAATCTCCAGAATATCCCTAGCCATGAGAAAAGCATCCGTAAGATCTTTAGAGCCAGAGATGGTTATAAGTTTGTAGGCGGAGATTTTAGCCAGATTGAGCCACGAGTACTCTCTTATGTATCTGGAGATGAGGCAATGCAGGAGGCATACAGAGAGGGTAAAGATCTATACGCCATCATGGGATCTAAAGTGTATGGAGTGCCTTATGAGGATTGTAGAGAGTTTTATCCAGATGGTACGGTAAACGCTGAGGGTAAACACAGGCGTACAACTATGAAAAGTGTACTCTTAGGTATCATGTACGAGCGTGGAGCTAAAGCCATCGGAGAGCAGTTTGATAGATCCGCAGAGTGGGCTCAGAAACTTATTGATGATTTTTATAAGAGTTTTCCTAAGATCCAACAGCTCCGCCTTAAGGTAGAGAAGATGGCGGAGGAGTACGGATATGTAACTACCATACAGGGCAGAAAGAGAAGATTGCCAGAGATGCAGTTACCAGATCACGATGATTACCGCTATCAAGAGGCTCACAGGCAGAGCCTTAACGCTGTAATACAGGGATCCAGTGCGGATATTATGAAATTAGCTATGATCGCTATTTACAATGATCCTCAGTATAAGGCTCTGGATTGCCACATGGTAATAACCGTACATGATGAGTTAATCATGGAGGTACCAGAGGATCATATTAAGGAGGGAGCAGATCTCTTAGTAAACACTATGAAAAGAGTAGGACACAGCCTTATAGATCTCCCTATGAGCGTAGATGCTGAGGTAAATGATTACTGGTATGGAGAAAACTTAGCAGATGATTATTTAGAGGAGGAGTAAGCCTATGGGATATTTTCCTTTACCAGAGCTAAAGGGTAAGCCTAACAGGATCTTTGTAGATGGTAAAACTCTAAATCAGATAGCTAAGGAGAGCGGTATAAGGCTTGATACCGTACAGCATAGATATAGCAGAGGTATAAGAGATTATGAGGGCTTAACAAAGCCCTCTCATATCAGAGTAGAGCACGAAAAGACACAGAGGAAAACCTACTCTATAATGAGTGCTGGAGAGAGAGTAATGGAGAGGATCTGGGAGCTGGATATACCTCTCCAGACTATCTCCGATAAAACAGGGATAAGCAGATCCACAATATACGCCTTTTTATATAACGGTACAGATCTTAGTAGTATGAGGCTTGCTAAGATCTGTAGCCTTTTAGGATTATCAATGGATTATGTGATGGGATTAAAGGAGAAACCAGATGGCAAAATGTAAATTCTGTGGAGCTGAGGTAACAATAGGGGAGAGATGTACCTATTGTGGCAGTAAGGCGGAGGGCTGGTACTATTCTGGAGAAGAAAAGAAACAGGAGCCTAAAAAGAAGAAAGCCTCACATAATAGAGTAAGAGATCTGTTTAATGGAAAGATCTATATTGTAAAAAAGGGCGATTGCCTTTGGAATATTGCTAAAAATTTGTATGGATCTGGAGCAGAGTATTACAGGATTGTAAGGAAAAACCATCTACAGGATCCTAACCATATAGAGGTAGGGCAAAAATTATACTATTAGGAGGATAATTATTATGAGTATGACGGAATGGGCTAAAAGAGAGGTAGAGATAGCATCTAAGAGAGAAAGAGGAGATAAGCCAGAGAGTGAGTGGGATTATGGATGTGCTTGCTATGATAGTGCTCTTAAGGCTTTTGAGAGCCTTTGTGGAGACGGTCACAGTGGTTTTAGTATAGGTATTACAAAGGGGATCCTAAACAGATTGATAGATGGAAAACCTCTTACTCCGATTGAAGATATAGAGGATGTATGGAATGTATGTAGTAGAGGAGAAAATGGAGGAGTAGTTACATACCAGTGTAAGCGTATGAGTAGCCTGTTTAAGGATGTATACCCAGATGGTACAGTAAAATATCACGATAACGATAGATATTATTGTATTAAATGGGATGATCCTAATCTGTGCTGGCATAATGGGTTTATTGGTAAAATTTATAGTGAGATGTTCCCTCTTACTATGCCTTATATGCCATCTAATAAAGCGGATGTGATTGTATGTGACGAGCTCCTCACAGATCGTAAAAACGGAGATTTTGATACTTTAGCTGTATTGTATATCCAGAGATCTCACGGAGAAAAGGTAGAGGTAAACAGATATTTTAAGGAGGGAGAAAAGAGCTTTATAGAGATCTCTCCAGAGGAGTATGAGGAGCGTAAGAAGATGCACGAAAAGAGGCAGGAGCAGGAGGATAAGGCACAGGATGAAAATTAGATATAATCGTTTTGCTGTATTTCCTGTGATGTGTCACGATTGCCATAGGTATATCTGGATGGAGCCTTATAGGAGGGCTGATGTGTGGCATAACTTGTTAGATAGATATGTAAAGAAAACTATCTGTAATGAGTGCCTTAAAAAGTATGATGTAGGAGGTAAGCAGTGAGATATAAAGTATATGATGAGGAAGATAAGAAAGAGAGAACTCTGGAGGAGTGCGTAACTCCTTTGGAGGTAGGATCTGTAAGGAGAGTGCAGGTTAAAAAGGGAGATACCAGAGAGGTACATCATTTTAGAGTATTGGAGGAGTTAAAGAGTGTTTGATTTTAACGGAGAAAATTTAAAGGTAGGAGATAAGGTAATAGTGTATCAGAGCCACTTTAGTAGTAAAGCCTATTATGTAGGTACTGTAGTAAAAAGAACTCCTACAGGGCTCTTAGATATAGAGTGGGGGAAGGGTAGAAAAGAGAGATTTAAGAGTAATGGGTATGAGTATCATAGATCCTCTGGATACGGTAGAACCTCATTTTATTTAGAGCCCTATACTGAGGAAAGAGGTAGGCAGGTTATACAGGAAAATAAGAGAAAGTGTATGGTAGGTTGGCTTAAGGAGTTTGATTATACAAAATTATCTTATGAGGAGGCAGAGCAGGTATATACTCTGGTAGCAGGTTTGAAAAATTCATAAAATTAGTATCTAAGGAAACCTCCTTTATGTGATTAGGATCGATCAAAACATAAAGGAGGTTTTTCTATTGAAAGTAGATATTTTTAACACAGAAAACAAATATAAGATAATCTATGCAGATCCAGCATGGTTATACAGGGATAAGGCGGTAGCAGGGGGTAGAGGGGCTGGATGCCATTATACAGTAACCAGCTTAGAGGATATAAAGGCTCTCCCTGTGGAAAAGCTGGCAGATGATGATAGTGTGCTTTTTATGTGGGTTACGATGCCATTTTTAGAGGAGGCTTTTGATGTGATGAGATCATGGGGCTTTGAGTATAAAACCTGTGCTTTTACATGGATAAAGCAGAATAAGAAAGCAGATACTCTCTTTTGGGGTATGGGTAATTGGACTAGGGCTAATGCGGAGTTATGCTTATTAGGTGTAAGAGGAAAGCCTAAGAGAATGGATGCAGGAGTACACAGTGTAATTATGAGCCATATAGAGGAGCACAGTAAGAAACCAGCGGAAACGAGAGATAGGATTGTAAAGTTAATGGCAGGGGGGGGGGCTACCTAAAATAGAGCTCTTTGCAAGACAGAGTATAGATGGCTGGGATTGCTGGGGAAATGAGGTATAAGAATTGTAGGAGGTGTAAAAAGCCTCCTCTTTTTTTATCTAAATTTACTTACCGTTTGTGATTAGGTTACTTATCAATCAAAACAGGAGGATCAAGGATGGTAAGACAGATTAAAAGAAAATGGAGAAGATTTTACAGAACTCATAGAGAGGGCTGTGAGCTGGTAGGAGATTTTGTTGGAGCTTTAAGTATTTTTGTATTCTTATTTGAGCTCTATATCATCGGAGTTATGTTAGGAGGTCACTAATGGGAAATATAATTTTAGGGCTTTTGTTAGTTGGCTACATAGTGGTTACTATCGTAAATCTGGTAATTGAGGTAAAGAGAGATAAAGAAACCAGACCTCTAAGGATAAGAGAAAGCAGATCCCAGATGTATTTAGCTTTTGAGCTTGCCAGATTTAATAAAAATATTGAAAAAGCCAGAGAGGAGGCGGAAAAGTAATGGGATTAAAGAGCTTAATAGCAGTAGCACAAGGAAAAAATGCAGAGAGTGTATCCTTTGAGGATAAGTTTCTTAAAAACTATGAGGAGGCTGTAAAGGCTAAGGAGTTGGAGGAGAGGCAGGTAGCCCCATCTGAGTATATCCGCCCATCTTCTATGTATGGCTGTGAGCGTATGTTATTTTTCCAGAGAGTACATGGAGGCTCCCAGAACGGAGAGCAGAGTGAGGTAAATCTTATTGAGATATGCCAGAGTGGTACAGATAGGCACTTAGACATACAGCACATAGTAGAGCGTATGGAGGGCGTAGAGTGCTTAGATCTGGAGGAGATGGTAAAAGAGGCACAGGCTAAAGGAATTAAAACAGAGTTTGTAGGCTGGAATGAGGATCATACAGAGGGCAGGTGTAAAAATGATGAGCTCTCTATCTATTTCCAGCCAGACGGAGTTATTAGATTTAATGGTAAGGATGTAATCTTAGAGATTAAAACAGAGAGTACTTACCAGTTTAGTAACCGTTATGAGCCTAAGGCGGATCACAAGTGGCAAGCTACTTGTTACGGTATGGGGCTGGGGATAGATTATATCCTTTTCTTTTATGAGGATAGAAATTTCTGTAAAAAGAAACCGTATCTCTGGAAAATAACCGATGAGATGAAACAGGCAGTACTTAACAAGATACGAACTGTAAACAATGCTTGTAAGACAGGGATCCCTCCAGAGAAAGATGATAGCAAGTGTACATACTGTAGATATAAAAATGAGTGTGCTTTAGTGGATGCTGGTAAGTGGGTACATCCTAACCCTCCAGAAAAGCCTCAGACAGCCAAAAAAGATACAAACAGAAAAAAGGCTAATAAGTCTACAGGTAAAAAGAAAAAAGCCTCTACAGGGCAAAATACAGCGTTGAGAGCGGTATGTGGTAACTGTGAGCATTGTGGTAGAGAGCTGGGAGCTTACTACTGTAGCATTGATAAAGAGGGATCTATGTATGTAGATCGCAGAAAGAAATGTAAGTTTACTCCTAGCAGATTTAAGGGGGTACAGGATGGCAAGTAATAACATCGGTAAAACCTTTGAGCAGGAGTTTAAGGAGTGTGTACCTCCAGATTATTACCTGTACCGCCTAAAGGATGATACAAGCGGATTTTATGGAGTATCTAATCCATGTGATTATATCCTTTTCAGATCTCCTTATCTCTTTCTGGTAGAGCTTAAAACTCATAAGGGAAAGAGCATACCGATAGCTAAGATCAGACCTAACCAGATACAGGGAATGGAGAAAGCTACTCATTATGAGGGAGTGTATGGAGGCTTTTTAATCAATTTTAGAGAGCTGGAGGAAACTTATTACATAACTGTACAGGATGTGATCCAGTTTACTCAGACAGGGGAGAGAAAGAGCATACCTGTAGAGTGGTGCAGGGATCACGGAGTAAAGATAGAGCAAAAAAAGAAAAGAGTGAGATACAGCTACGATCTGGAGAGCTGGTTAAGGAGGTACTATGGAAAATCCGTGTAGTAATTGTGATAGTACATCAATGGAGATGTGTTTGCTTATTAGACATTGTGAGCACTGGGTAACAAAGAAATCTAAAGAGGAGAGCAGGTGTAAAGAGTATGTAGGAGTTACCTGTGTAAATGGTGGATGCCCTAACGCTATGGCGGATGAGTACCCAGAGTATGGTTATGAACATTGTACCTGTGAGGAGTGTGGATATTATAAGGGATGTGAGGATTGTGCCTTAGCAGGTACAGAGCATTGTAATAAGGCTCCTACAGGAGGAGGTAAAGATGGTACAGAGTGATAAATTAAAGAAAATCATAGCAGAGGTAAAAGAGGAGAGCTCCCCTGTAATAACCCTCTCAAATGAGTTAATAGCAGATTTTAGTAAGGAGCTTGATAGTGCTATCTCAGAGCTGGATATGATTATGGAAAGCATAGGAGAAAACTCTATAGAGGATATACCAGATAGCCAGATAGAGTACTACTGTGTTAAGATCCCAGCCCTTATGTACTATGCAGGGCAGAGAGTAGAGGAGCTGGGTATGCAGGTAGATCTAGCCTCTAACGCTAAGAAAAGTGCTCAAAATGAGGCGATGGTAAAAGTATCTGGTACTGTGCAGGAGAAGAAAGCCAGAGTAGAACAGCTCACAGAGGACAAAGCTTTAGTAGAGGCTATTTATCGTAGAGCTTACAACAGCCTCAAAGTTAAGTTAGAGATGGCTGAGAAGATCTACAGCGGATTAAAGAAATCTCTCTCAAAGAGGATAGCAGAGGTAGATCTGGATAGATTTAGTAAGGATAAATATACCAGAGAGCCAGAGGATCCTATGGAGGAGTAAGCCTATGGAGCGATGGGCTTATGAGTACTTTAGGAGGCAAGCCATAGAGGATAGATGTAAGCAGGAGGCACAGTGGCTAATTGATAACCCTAAAGACAGTATCCGTAAAATGGCTAAAGAGTTTTGTATAAGTAAGAGCCAGCTACATAGAGATCTCCATGAGCTCAGAAATATAGATGATGATCTCTATGTACAGTGTAGAAATATTTTAAGGAGGCACAGAAGAAGTGGAGGAAAAGTTAGATAAGTTTTTAGCATATCTGGAGGAGAACGGTGTAGAAATCTCTGGAGAAACAGCTTTTAAGTGTGATGATGGTATTGTACTTTTTAGCCCTAATGAGGGAGGCGGAGTAGATATAGCCATTATCAGAAATGTAATTGAGTTAAATTACAACTTAGGTATTACAGATGCAGATGTAAAACTCTTTAATACGGAGGTAGGCATTATGCAGGAGTTAGGAGGAGAGGGATAATGGTAATAGAGGAGTGCTCTAGCAGAAAAGGGCGGTGTTTTGCAACAATTACTCTTACTTATGACGAGATAAGAGATATAGCTAATGGGTTATATTATTTGTCTAAAGATAAGCCAGAGTATACAGGAATAAAGGATAAATGCAAGGTTGTTTTTGACATGGTTAAGCATGGAATGATACAGCCAGAAACAGTAGAAAGTATGAGTAAGAAAGTAGGTGTAAAAGATGGCGGAGATAGATAACCTCATAGCTGAGGTAAATAAGAAATACAAAACGGATATAATCCGTAAAGCATCTGATCTTAAGGGGATAGAGTTTATCCCCTACACCTCCCCTATGATGAATTACTTAACCAGAGGAGGAGTACCTGTAGGGAGGATCATAGAGCTAGTAGGATTACCTCAGAGTGGTAAAACTACTACAGCTCTGGATATTATCTCTAATTTCCAAAAGAAATACAAAGATAAGTACTGTGTATATCTGGATGCAGAAAACACGATAGATAAGGAGTGGGGAGAAACTCTGGGGGTAGATTGGAGTAAGGTAATCCTCATCCAGCCAGAGAGTGAGTATGGAGAGGAGCTATTAGATATGCTCTTAGACTACATAAGATCTGGTAAGATCGGCTTAGCAGTATTAGATAGTGCTCCATTTATTATCCCTAAGGCAGTACAGGAAAAGGGGTTAGATGAGAAAAGCTATGGCGGTAACAGTGCTCTTATGAAAGCCTTTTGTGATAAGGCGGTACCGCTCTGTAAGAAAGCGGAGTGTACTTTTCTCCTCATCAATCAGTTAAGAGAAAACATAGGAAATCCGTATAAGCCTTTTAAGATCCCCTGTGGTACAGCTATAGCTCATGCGTGCTCACAGATCCTATGGTTTACAAAGGGATCCTTACTGGATGAGAAGTATAAAGAGGTAAGTAGTGGATATGCTAACCCTAGCGGTAATCTGGTAAGTGTAAAGGTGGAGAAAAACAAGGTTACTAAAAATGATCGTAGGCTCCAGACTTACACACTTAATTACAGTACAGGCGTGGATGAGATTAAGGATACCTTAGATCTGGCTATCATGTTGGGGATCATCTCACAGGCTGGAGCGTGGTTTAAAGCTACTCTTAAGGATGGCAAAGAGCAGAAAATGCAGGGATTTAATGGAGTGCAGGAGTTTTATTATAACGATCTGGGGGAGCTGGAGTATCTTAGAAAACAGGTATATGAGGCAGGGATGGCATGAGAGAGGTAGAGGAAACCTTAGCACATAACCTTAGAGAAGTAAGAGAGAAAAAGGGATACACTCTAAAAGATGTGGTAAAAGGTACAGGATATACAGAGGTAAGTATAAGCAGATGGGAAACAGGTACACGGATCCCTAAGGCTACAGTACTTTACAATCTGGCTAAATTCTATGGAGTATCCGTAGATAGATTTTTCTGGAAATAAGAGCAGGAGGAGGCAGTAAAAAGCCTCCTCTTTTTTGAGTGAAAAAGTTGTTGACATTATTATATAAGGGGTATATAATAACATTATCAACAAGATAGGAACTGAAAAACAGGAGGTAAAGGATTATGACAAGTATTGAGTTAAAGGATAGATTAACAAAGGCAGAGGAAAAGGTTACAAAGTGCGAAAACACTATTGAGAGGCATATGAAACAGCTTGAGAAAAGACAGGCTAAGCTATTGAGAGTTGAGTGGATGGCTCAGTATATGGAGGATCTTAAGGCGGTAATGTGGGATGAAGAAAAGAGATCTGAGTATAAAAGAGCTACAGGAGATGATCTTTACTGGGATTGCTGTGATGTGCAGAGCAAAGAGGAAGATATTAAAGGAGCAAAGAGAAAGCTAGAGGATCAGAAAGAGGTAGTATCTAACTGGAGAGAAAAATTAGCAAAACAGGTAGAGAAAGAGCTTACTTTAGCTAATGAGGTTCCAGAGGCTTTTAGAGAGGCTAAGGAGGCATTAGTAGCAAGCTGGGTAGATAGTGATATTAGAGCTAGAGAGGCTATGTTAAAGAGTAGAAAAGAGCTGGGGTATAAGGAGTTTAGAAAACAGTACACCTATACAGCGGAGGAAAGCCTTAAGCATACAGATGAGGAATTTAGAAAGATTGAGGAAAGAGAGGCGGATGCGTGGTTACTGGATCTGTATAACAGAGTTAAGGAAATCACAGGAGAGATCACAGATTGTAGTTACATTAGATGGGGCGGTAAATGCTTAGATGGATACATTGTAGGTAAGAATGGTAAGGCAAGTGTAGAAACCATCGGAGCAGGAGGTTACAATATCCAGAGATGGCACTTAAGAACCTTAGTACACAAGATTTAAGATACAGAGAGAGGTAGCAGGAGCTACCTCTTTTTTTTTTATAAATTATATAAGGGATATATAAAAAGTACTTGACATTATTATATAGGGGGTATATAATACAATCATCAAAACGAGATACAAACTGAAAGATAGATGGAGGTACACGACATGAGAAAAGAAATGATTGAGAAACTTAATGAGATAGCACAGGAGGATTTTAATAAGGCTCAGTTAATGCTGGATGGAGTTAATCTTGCATTAGGAACTAATTACGGATGGTTAAGAAAGAGAGTAGTTTTCTTTGATAATCCAGATGGATCAGTAGCAGAGAGATACGCACATTGCCACGATGCTTGGAGCTATGCAGAATAGGGGGTAAGTGAGGATGATTATTAGGAGACTAAAGAGTGCTAAGTTTGGTACAGATAGAATAGCTAGAGTAGTTACAGGATATGCCCTCTATGAGGAGGGCAAGGGCTACATAGCTTTTAGCTCAGATAGAGATGAGTTTGGTATCTTAGTTCCATATATTCCCTGTGGAGGGAAAAGAGCTTTACAGAGTATCTTAGATGCTGGAGGCTTTTGTAGCTTTGATGGTATGGAGTATGTACAGGAGTTGGGAGCCTAAGGGCTCCCAGATCGGAGGGAAATATGTTTACAGTTTATATTAAGAGTGCTGGTACAAAGAAATATTTTACAGAGTTTGAAACAGAGGCGGAGGCTGAGAGCTTTTGTAGAGAGTATGGCTGGGAGTGGGTAGATGAGAATGAGTTTGTATGGGATATGGATTATGAGGAGGTGCGGAGATGAGTATACATGGAGTAAATGCTAGACAGCTCCAGATAATAGGTATCCTTAAGGAGGCTAAGTGTACAAACACAGCGGAGCTACAGGAGGAGTTAGGAGTATCTAGGAGAACACTTAGAACGGATATAGCGTATCTAAAGAGAGTGTATCCAGATAAGTTAATAACCCACAGAGGCAGATATACAGGCGGTTTAGAATGGGTAGAGTAATAAGGAGGCAGATGATTTATGTTAAGAAAAGATAAGTTGTTAGGTGGAGTATTAGGGTTAGCTATAGGAGATGCTTTAGGAGTACCTGTAGAATTTGTGCAGAGAGAAGTATTAAAGAGCTCTCCTGTGGAGAGTATGGAGGGTTATGGATCTCATAACCAGCCTGTAGGTACATGGAGTGATGATACGAGTATGGTATTAGCTACATTAGATAGTATGTGCAGAGGCTTTTCTACAGATGGTATGATGGAGGCTTTTTCTAGGTGGTATAACATGGCAGAGTATACGCCTTTTGGAGAGGTGTTTGATATTGGAGGTACTACCAGATTAGCTATCCAGCGGTACCTTATGGGAGAAAGTGTTAATGATTGTGGCAGTAGTGATGTGTACAGTAATGGAAATGGCTCTCTTATGAGAATGTTACCGATGATTTTATATCTTGATGTTACGCCTATTAACTCTAATGCTGTAGATCTTATTTATAAGGTATCTGGTTTAACTCATGCTCATCTAATTAGTAAGATAGCTTGTGTATACTATGTTTATATTGGGATGTATCTTACGGTGTATAGTGATAAAAATGAGGCTATGGAGGAGGCTATAAAAGCGGTAGATGAGTATTATAAAGATACCGTATACCCAGATACAAGGCTGGGAGGTCTTAGCAGGGTATTTACTCTTTCTGATGAGGATATAAAGAGTAGCGGATATGTAGTAGACAGTTTGGAGGCTAGTATCTGGTGCCTGTATAATTCAAACTCATATACAGAGGCAGTATTAAGAGCGGTTAATTTAGGAGAGGATACAGATACTATAGGAGCTATTACAGGATCCTTAGCTGGGTTATTTATTGGAGGAGAGCACCTCCCTAAAGAGTGGGTAGACAGTTTACAGGCTAAGGATAAGATATTACAGATTGTGGATAGATTTTATGAACAGTATAAATAATGGAGGTATGTAGAGATGGTGGATCCGTTTGATCTTATGATGTTTAATAAGCAAGATACTATAAGTGTTGAGAAACGAGTTGAGTATTATAAAAAATGGTTTGAGGATTGCAGGGCTGTAAAATTATTAAAGGGCTTTGAATTTCCTGTAGATAGGATAGAGGCTTTAGAGGCTATAAGAGCTCTTAATACTGAGTTAGCAGATCTATATATGGTATCAATTCCTGTTATTACCTGTTGGGTAAGAGATGATAACTATGTATCAGCTACAGGGGAGATATATCTTACAGAGCCAGAGTTAGAGTCTTTTTTACATCAATTTAGGCACCATTTACAGAATGTGGAGCGTAAGTATGACAGGAGGGGATTAACAGCGGAGGGGCTTAATGGCTTATATTACAAGGTACCATATACTAAGTGTGTATATAAACTTTATGGGGAGGATGATGCCAGAGCGTGGGCTAGGATGGTTATTGAGTTAGCCTCATAAATGAGTTATAATATAACCACTATATAAAAAGGTAGGTGGTTACATGATAAAGAGATTGAGTGTAGTAATAGTGTTAGGTATTGCATTATCCTTATCAGCCTGTGGAAATACAGATAAGGTGGTAAATGAGCCCACAGAGGCGGAGAAAGTAACGGAGGCTATAGAAAGTACTCCAGAGGTGACGGAGGAGCCAGAAACAGCCACAGAGGAGGCGGAGGAGCTACCTGTAATCTATGCAGATGATGAGGAGATCAATTTATATCTGAATAGATATAATGAGGCTAATGTGGGGCAGGAAATAACATCGGATCAGTTTGAGCCTTATAAGCATCATGGTAGCGTACATAAGAGCCAGATAAAACTCAAAACAGAGGAAACTACCATATCAGCTACAGGAACTAAGGTAACAGTATATTTAGAGTATAAGGATCTGGAGCAGTATAAGGAGGCGTTTCTGAGGTTTGCAAAGCCCTTTAGTGATACTGATATAGAGAAATGTTGGGAGCAGGTTTTAGCGGATGATACGAGGGTTATAGAGTTTGATGGATTTAGTACAGAAACCAGTAAATTTAATGGAAACATAGAGTATATGAGTATCTATGGATCTATAGAGTAGGAGGATTATATGAAAATCGGAGTAAGAAAACCTAGCCTTAAAAAGGCTATCAAAGCAAGTACTACAGGTAAGGCTAAGAGAGCGGTAAAGAAAGCAGTTAATCCTCTGTATGGTAAAAAGGGTGTAGGGCTGGCAAAGAACCCTAAGAGAGCTGTAAAAAATGCTGTGTATAAGAAAACCACAGTAGGATTAAAAGATTTACTCAAATAGGAGGGCGTATGGAGGAAAGATTTAAGGATATGACACCTTATGATAGAGCTGTGAGGATCTCTCTTTATTCAAATAGAGTAGGTAAGATGGAGGAGCAGAAAGATCACACAGAGGATCCAGAGGCGGTAAAAGCTCTGGAGGAGAAAATAAAGGAAACGCAGGGGCTCATAGATGAGTTATTAGAGCTATTTCTGTAAGGAGGTATCTATGGATAATGAAAAGCAGAAACAGGAGGTAATAGACTTTCTGGAGAATACTTACACAGGGGCTAAAATGATGGGAGATGAGGAGGTAATGCTAAGAGCCTCCAGAGCACTCTTAGCATTTAAGGCAGATGTGCATAAGGATATTTTCATAGAGGAGAATGTGCTGGAGTTTTAATACCAGAGAGAGGATCTTAGGATCCTCTTTTTTTTTGTCTAAAAATACTTACCGATTGTGATTAAGTTATGTATCAGCAAAAGAGAGGAGGATCCGATGAGGAGAGAAGATTTAGAGGAGCGTTTGGATACTGAGGTAACAGTTACGCTCTTTGATGGAAGTGAGTACACAGGAGTACTTAGACAGTGTGGAACTGACTATGTAAGGGATAATGATAATTTATTTCTGGCAGGTAGAAAGTATTACTTTATAGAGATGGATTATGATATTTCCTGTATTTTTAGATGTTCCCATGTAAAAAGATGCAAGTATGCAGGAGGAGCAGGATGATAAAAGCTAGATACATAGGGGTAGAGTGTGAGCTCCAGAGCGGTAAGGTGTATCCGATTAAAACCAGATGTACAGGAAATAAACTGGTGGTATCGGTAAGAGCTTATAAGTTTGAGTATAACTCTCTGGAGGAGTTTCTTAAGCGGTGGAAAGTAGAGGCGGTATATCATGGGTAGAGCTGAGAGGCGTAGGCTTGAAAAGCAGAAAGGTAAGCAGGTAAAAACCTATAATCTAACCAGATCACAGCTCCATAATGCAGTAAGGCAGGTAACAGAGGAAGATCTTAAGAGGATCAAACAAGAGGCTATGGAGGATGCCATAAATACAGCTATGACATTACTCTTAGTACTCCCTATGGAGGTACTCATGGATCATTACTGGAAAAAGACCTATGCAAAGAAGATACCAGAGTTTACAGAGCTGGTATTACAGTACTATGAACGCTGGCAAAATGGAGAGCTAGATATGGATGAGATGAAAAAGGATCTCTGGGAGTATGGCGGAGTGAGATTAGAAGAAAGAGAGGCGGAGTAATGTTTGGATATGTATTACTTGTGATTTTAGTAACAGCAGGAGTAACTCTAGCAGAGAGTTTTTTAATAGCTTTTGTAGCTGGATTGTTAGGGATTGGAGTTTCTTTTAAGGTTATTTTCTTTGTGATGTTTGTTATCAATTTCTTTATAAGGGGAGGCAGTAGTAAGTAAATGAAAAAGAAAATTAAGGATTGTACATTTAAGGAGTTTACAGGGTGGGCTAACGCTAGAGCCTGTGATGGTAGATGGAGTATGTTAGATGCTATGAATAGTATAAGTGTAATTAGTATGGTATATGAGGTAAAGCCTCTTTTCTTTAGAGGTAGGGTTAGAGAGGCTTTATGGAGAAAACTTAGGGATCAGTATTTAAACATGGAGGCAGAGATAGAGATTGAAAGATAGTACAAGAGCTAAGAGCTCAATACAGGAAAAGCGTATAGCTAAGGCTATAGGAGGTAGGCAGGTAGTAGGATCTGGATCTACTCCATTCCTAAAAGGGGATGTAATAGCAGGAGCTCTCTTTATAGAGGCAAAAACAAAGATGAACCCTAGCCAGAGTATCACAGTAAAAAAGAGCTGGATAGATAAGGCTAAGGAGCAGAGCTTAGCTATGAGAAAAGAGGATTATGCCATAGCGGTATCCTTTGGAGATCCTAAGGAGTATTACCTCATTGAGGATAATTTAATGGAGGATCTGTATAAGAGCAGGGAGGCACTCAGAGCGGTTATAGATGCTATTGGAGGAGTAGATCACGATCCATTAGGGTTAGAGAGTGCAGAGATTTACAGAATAAGAGAGCTGATAAAGGAGGCATATTAGATATGTGTAAAATTAGTGAAATGAACTTAGAAACAGCTAAGTACTATGGATATGAGGCACAGAGTAACCAGTTAGTAGAGGAGTGTGCAGAGCTTATACAGGCGGTAAACAAGTACCGCAGAGTAGAAACAGGCTTAGGACAGCCTGTAGCAGAGGATAAAAAGGCTATTGCCAGAGATAACTTAGTAGAGGAGATCGCAGATGTAGAGTTAATGCTGGAGCAGGTAAAGTATCTCCTCCAGATCCCAGAGGATGAGCTCTTAGCGGTTAAGACCTTTAAGGTAAACCGTACTAGAGAAAGAATGGAAAGCAGTAAATAAAATATTTTTCAAAAACTATCTAAATTTTCCTCATATTGAGGATTAAGTTATTTATCAATAAAAATAACACACATAGAAAAGGAGAAAAATCTATGAGAGCATTTAAAGGATTTAACAAGGATCTTACCTGTAGAGGTTATCAGTATGAGGAGGGTAAGGAATTTCACACAGAAAGAGCGGAGTGCTGTGATACAGGTTTTCACGCTTGCGAGTATCCGTTAGATTGTTTCGGATATTATGATCCAGCACATAGCGTATTCCATGAGGTATAGTTATCTGGAGAGATGGATAAGAGCGGAGATAATACTAAGGTATGTGCTACTGATATTAAGATCGGAGCTAGATTATCTATTGCAGGACTTGTAAAGATGGCTATTGATTTTACTATGAGTAAGGTAAACAAAGAGGCAGGATCAGACGAGCGACACGGTTTTGCATCCGCTACAGGGAATTGTGGAGCCTCATCCGCTACAGGGAATTGTGGAGCCTCATCCGCTACAGGGTATAAAGGAGCCTCATCCGCTACAGGGTATAAAGGAGCCTCATCCGCTACAGGGTATAAAGGAGCCTCATCCGCTACAGGGAATTGTGGAGCCTCATCTGTTAGTGATCCTACTGGTGTAGCGGTTGCATGGGGGCATGAGGCAAGAGCTAAGGGCTGTAAGGGAGCTCATCTTATCCTCTCTGATTGGAAATATGTAGGAGCCAGATATAGCGATGGAGATTATATGGATCCTTATGATAAGGAGAGCTGGGAGCTCACAGGAGCTAAGATGGTAGTAGTAGATGGAGAGAAGATTAAAGAGGATACATACTACCGCTGTATCGAGGGAGAAATTGTAGAAGTAACAGAAGATGGAGAGATCGTAGAGGAATAATACAGAGAGTGGTACATTTTGTAAGAAAAGATGTACCACTTTTTTCTATTTTATCTAAAAATCCTCCTCAAAAGTGATTAGGTTATATATCAATTTAAAAGGGAGGTAAAAACCGTGTCAGAGGTAGGATGTGATATAGTTGAGTACCTTAAAGAGTTTCATACATCGGAGGGAAAAGCGGTAAAGGCTAGAGAGCTGTGTGTACTGTTTAATGTACATGAGAAACAGCTAAGAAACATTGTAAGCGATCTGAGGCAGAATGGAGAGGCTATATGTAGCTCTACTTATGGTTACTGGTACTCCAGAGATCCAGATGATATATCCACTACCCTAAGCAGGTTAGTAGGGCAGGTGGATAATATGCAGAAAGTAATAGCAGGATTAAACAGGATCTTACAGGAGGTGCAGGATGAGCAAAAGGAGAATTAGAAGAAAGAGGAGAGCCAGAGTAAAAATATTGCCTTTAATACTGGTAGGAGCGGTAATAGCAGGAGTAATTACTGTGATAATGAGTGTAAATCTAAAGGGAGCAGATAAAGAGCCTCCTACTGAGGAGATTTATATTACGGAAACTCTACAAGCTCCGCAAGATGAGAACACAGAGCCAGTAACGAAAACAGAGCAGGAGGCAAAGCTGGAGCACGATCTTAATTATACATATCCGTATAATACGATGAGTGCAGACTGGGGATCAGAGGTATACGAGGATGGATTTAGATATTATGAAATCCAGCAGGAGTATAAGGATGCTGGAGGATGTTTTCCAGAAATAGTACAGGTTTACCTCTGGTGTGAGTGTAAAGAGTACGGAGTAGATTATTATACGGTACTAGCCATCATAGAGAGGGAGAGCGGTTATCACTGGGATAAGGTAGGAGATAACGGAAACAGTAAGGGCTATATGCAGATATACGAGAAATGGCATACAGAGCGGATGGAGGCGGAGGGAGTAACAGATCTCTTTAATCCATATCAAAATATCAGAGTAGGGCTTAACTGTTTAAGAGAGATACAGGATAAGTACTTAGCATCTAGCGGAGAAAATTGTGTACTCATGGTATATAACATGGGAGAGAGTACAGCTAAAAAGCTGTGGGCTAAAGATATTTATAGCTCAGTATATAGCAGAGAGGTAATAGCCAGAGCACAGGAATTAAGACAGGAACTAACACAGGAATAATACAGGATCAAGCAGGAGTATAGGAAAAACTATACTCCTTTTTTCTTGTTAAAAGGGAGGTACACGATGTTTAAGGTAGGCGATGCCATTAAGTGGATGTGTCCTCTGGATAATGATTATACCTATGGAGAGATTACAGCTCTTAGAAAGAGTGTAGCTACAGTAAAAGGCACTGGGTTATACAGCGGTATTACAGCGGAGGTACACCTAAGATACATAGAAAAAGCAATGAGAGGAGGCGGTAGCGTTGGGAGCGATTGTAAGAAATGTAGTAAACGATCAATTACTAAGGCTGAGTTATAAGGATCCTAAGAACATAAAGAGATTTTTGAGAAATTGGGGAGGCTTAGAGGGCTTAAGTGAAAAAGGAGATACAGTAGCTACCTGTATCCTCACAGATCTTAAGACAGTAACAGCTATTGATCTGGATAAATACCATAAAAGCGATAGAGCAGAGTTTAATAAGGCATACAGAAAAGGAAAGCTAAGCCATTATCAGTACATGAGTATAGCGTATGTGCTGGTACTGGGATATACACAGGATGAGTTAGCGTTTGTAATGGGCGTGGATCAGAGCGTTATTAGTAAGAATATAAACAGCGGTATAAAGAGAATACAGAGAGAGCTTAGAGCTTATCTGGAGGAGGATTAGATGAGTTTAATAAAGTGTGGAACCGATGAAAATGGATCCTACATAGAATTGAAAAGACCGAGAGGAGAAACACCTCTATGCTTTATAGATGAGTGTGGAGTAGTACACGATACCATAAGGATTTATGAGTACAAGGCAGTAAGGAGTAAAGAGATCCCCACAGATAGCAGATGTGTAATGTGCGGAGAGATAATACCAGAGGGCTCTATGGTGTGCGATAGATGCAGAGAGGCGGTGGAGGGATTTGAGTAAGTTTAGGCGTGAGGAAGATGAGGCGGATAAATGGCTAAGAGAGCATGATCCTTATTATACATCCTCAGATAGGGATAAGAGAAAGAAAATGAGTAATCCCTATGAAACTCCAGAGCAGGAAAAGCGGAGGAGAGAAACAGAGATCCCTCTTAGTAACCTAAATAGTTATCAGAGAGTGCAATTTAAGCAGGTAGGAGGCTCTTATACAGAGCGTGGAGAGTTTGATCTGTAAAAGGGTGCATAAAAATTACAGATATGTACCCTAACTAATGAAACAAAATTACATAGCTTAGGAAATAAATAGAAAGAGAGGTACATGAGGCTATGAAAGATTTACAAGTAAAGTACACAGATCCGCTGGATCTTATCCCTTATGAGAATAACCCTAGAATTAACGATTATGCAGTAAAAAAGGTTATGGAGAGTATTAAGGAGTACGGATTTACTAATCCGATTATCGTAGATGCAGATATGGTTATCATCGCAGGGCATACGAGGAGAGAGGCTAGTATCTTAGCAGGGCTGGATAGAGTACCGTACATAGTAAGAGATGATCTCACTCCAGAGCAGGTAAAGGCTTACCGTATTGCAGATAACAAGCTGGCAGAGTTAAGTAACTGGGATGATGAGTTACTCAAAAAGGAGTTATTTGAGTTACAGGCGGTAGATTATTCCTTAGAGGTAATGGGCTTTACAGAGATAGACCTTAAAGAGATCTTTACAGAGAAAGAAGTACCTAAGGAGAAAAAGAAGAAAGAAGAGAAAACTACTTTACCTATGCTCCGTTTCGGATCCAACAGTGTAAGGATTACAGAGGATGAGCTGGTAATGCTTAGCAATAGATACAATGAGTATGTAGAGAGTACTCCAGATGAGGGTTTTATTACATGGCTACTAAAGAGAGGCTTATAGTAAAAACATCTTACATGGATGTGCTGGAGAAGATGCTGAGAAAGAGAGGCGTAAAAGTGGTTATGAGCGGTGTAAGAGAAATGACCTTAGCAGAGGAGATAAGAAATCTGGCAGAGCTGGGAGTAGATCAAAATGTTATAGACAGAATGACACAGAAATATAACAGGATGCTCACAGATCATGGAAATACCTGTAATAAGATCCGAGATGAAGTATACAGAGAGGTAAGAGGCGTAAAGGCGGAGCTGGCGGAGAAAGAAACTATCATAAGAGTATTAACAACTCATATAAGAGAGAAAGAGCTACTGTAAGAGGTAGCTCTATTTAATTTCATTCTATGTACTGAAATCCCTATGAAATGAGTAAAAGGCGGAGAAAAGGGTAAAAGGGCGGAAAAGAGGCTTAAATACAGTAATAATACTAAATAAACAAATAAGAGTAGATATTACAGTAATAACAAAGAAATATAAAAACTAATTTCAGTACTATAAAAGAAAACATAGTAAGGAAGATAGATAGAAAGAAAAGGTAGGGAATTAACAGATAACAACAGGAATGTAAGTAAAACTGTAGAAATTCCTCCTCATTCACAAAGAGCAAAGAAAATAGCCTCATAAGAGAGGAGAAAGGAGGCGGAGTAATGCCTAATACATTGAGTAAAGAGAATGAGCTCCAGAGGAAAGCCT